ACTATATTGCTGTAACTAAAGAGCTCCATGATGTGGTTAGATTGACACGTGACCTCTGGTGCCCAGCATTGGGATTGAGGGAGCACTGCACAGACTACCAAGATGGTATGTACACGCATTTATTTGCGGGTCGGTTCTATTTTGATGAGATTGCGTCTAGTGAGGAAATAGCAGCGCGAACAATGCCAGTCAGAGCTCAGAAAGTTTATATGCGCCACAACGGTTGGACTGAAGATAACTTTTATGATGTGGTTGCTAAAGAGATCCAGGAGACGGTTGGCCCCTTTGTTGGTGGTAAGTTGCGCACACGCAATTGGCATGTTGAGGATGTGATTTCTCACTTACAGAGTGTGGGTACTTCAGGTTCTGCTAGTGTTATGCGGAAAGTTAAATTGACTGTTGATGATCAAGATTACAGGTTAGATGCCCCTACTAAGACAGCATGGCTAGCAAGCTTGACTACTAAGAAAATTAGACAGGTGCTTATGGATAAAGCTGAGATTAGGACTAAATCAGTTGATAAATATGAAAGTGGTAAGTTGCGGCTCTTACTGCCAGGTCCTCTCAATCAATGGTTGATAGAAAGTTTAGTCCTTATGGGCGGTGAAAAAGCTGTATACAAGGCGGACTCAGAGATAGCTATCCAATTGGAAGGCATGGAAGAGTTGATTAGTTATACTGATCGCCTGAATAGGTGTGCGTCAGATTACACTAAAGTGAACAGTGATTTTAAAGATCACAATATATTACACCAATACAAAACCATGCAAATGTTGTGGTTGGCGTATGCAGAGCAGATGGACCCTGGTGGCAAGTATGAGCGATTTTCATGGGGGTCTGAAGATTTTACAACTTTTTGTGGTAAAGCGTGCAGGTGGTTGGCTGCTTCACTACATAGTGCATGGGCGAAAGGAAATTTTTCTGATGATAAATTTGTTCAACTTGTGCGCGGATTATGGTCTGGGTGGCGTTCGACAACTTTTATTAACACGCTTTTTAATAAGTTTTATGCTAAATGCGTTGAAACATCCTTTGAGCAAGCTTACGGGTGTAAACCTATCCTTAAGCAGAGTTTAGTTGGTGATGATATGGAAGGGGTTGCACAATCAGAATGGCACGCACTCCGCTATTTGGAGTTGTTGGACGTGTCTGGTTTTGATGCTGTAGCGTCTAAACAGTTAGTGACTTGCGATAGATCTGAATTTTTGCGCTTGATGTACAGCGAGGGCGAGATTAGAGGATCTTTGGCGCGCGCTATTTCGGGGTTTACGTCAGCTGATTCGCAATCGAGCCCACTGCAGAGCGGACCAGACACAGCTAATGCTTTTTATGAAGCTATGGCTACACTGCGCAGACGCGGAGCAGTTGGTGTTAGTGCTTGGGAGAACACAGTTTTGCAATATTGGGGTCGCATAGTGTATTATGTGGGCAAAAAGAAAAAAGTTGTAGATATGCCACGCACACTGGCTCGTACTTCATCTTCGTATGGTGGTCTGGGGCTATGTGACACTACTTGCCGCCCGGTTGAGGGTAGCGTGGTGCCACAGAAATCAGCAGTTGAATACAGTCTTATGAAGTATATAAGACAATTGCCTAACATTGTTAGCACGCATGCTGTGCGCGCAGCAGAACAGGCAATAGCGAAGAAGGGGTTAATACTTGAGAATGGGAATTTTCTCAAGGATAAACTGTCTGAAAGCATGTTGGCAAGTAGTCTTCCAAACGTGCTAAAAAATCGTTTGAAATACGCTCAAAATCGTGCCAACGCTGAGTACTACATAGCTTGGCGTGAGGGTGTGCGAGATATAGAAGAAGTTGCTACGGACTTTAAAACCGTAGAAGAGCTGAGTTCCGCCGTGGATGCTCATGCTTATCAAGCTAAGAACAATATTCTTAGTGCGGGTGTTAGTAACCCTATCAAGTCTTTAGAGGCAGCCGTTTCTATAGCACTTGATACTCTGGCTAGTCAACCAGAGGCATTAAGTAGTGTTGTTGGTTCATCGAGCTTAATTAACACGGTCGTGCAGCTGGGAGGTATCAAAGCTGCAGAGAAAATGATGCCAGCGGTCGCAATATTTGGCACCACAGTTGTGGAGCGAATGTTGCGTCAGGCGGTGTCGTTTAAGACACCCACAGTTAGAGGGATGGCAAGTGTAAGCCAGGCATTAATATGGCCTTGCTTGCTCGCAGTTTCTTCAATTGCAAAGGGTGGTATAGAAAGTCTGTGTCTACCAGGTGAAAATTTGGTTAACACAGTAGAGAGATTAGTCAGAGTGAC